TTAAAAAATTCACCTTGTTCATATCTCATAAAAATCAAATCATGATTCCTTGATACTGCTGAAGCTTGATATTCTGAACGAAAAAGATTAACAAATTTGTCCATCTCTTCCTGAGCATCAACAATCATTATCCTTAAAGGGTCTGATTCATGACAAGCATTTAATCTATCAGTAGAAAATATTTTGCAATTTCTTATGTGTACATCAATTACAGAATGATAACCTTCTTCAGGATTCCCCCCTACAATTGAGCCTAATGTCAAAAACGGCTCAGAATAATCTTTTAAAGTTTCATAATAGTTTTTTGATTTATCAATATCCATGGAATAAACATTTATTCCTGGAGCAAGAATAGTCACCATTTAGAAAGAGGACATGATGCGTTAATTAATTTAGTTTTTAATGGCATTACACAACCACATTGTTTACATTGTTTTGTTAAATTAATTAATTCAGGGCAAGATAAACATATTTCATATCTAGTTGATGATATTTTTTCATCTGCATAATTATCACTATTTAAAAGATCCCAAGGCCTAGCAGCTTTCATTTTTATCTTATATTCTTCGTATGCAGACATCATCCCTCATTTTTTAAATTATTTATTTTGTCATATTGTTGTTTTGCATATTTATTCGCAAACTTTACCGCAGACTCGGTGGTGGAGACATCTCTCCAGCTTTGTTCATAATCAAATTCACGATTATTTTTTTCTGCAAATTGTTTTGTTATAAAATCTGCAATTTTTGTGCCAATCCCAGTACGAAGATAGTCTGGATGTACCATGAATGTAAATGGTTTTTGAATATTGTTGTCAATATAAAAACCATTAATTCCAACTAATTTACCATTTTCATTTCTATAGAGAGTAAATGTTACATTCAAACTTTTATTTGGCTGATTTAATACTTTATCTATTTGAGTAAAACCTGGTTCGCCAAATTCGCCAAAAAGATTTTCTATTTGAAACCAGTCATGAAAATGATCAACTTCTAAAGTTGAAGTTATTTCTTCCCAAATTTTATTTTCACTATTATTGCTCATAAATTAAATCATTGCTCCTTTGTGAATTGATAATATCAACTTCTTGCATCCAGCCATTTTTCAATAACCATTTTGTAATAGAGTTGTTACTATCATCTTGTTTTGTTTTATAACTATTTAAATTTTTGTTTATTTCTTGTTTCATAGTATTTTAAAGATTAACACAATTTTCTGCCATTTTCAATTTTTAATTTCATATACAATAACTCTGACCTTTAACGGTAAAGCAAAGTTGACCTTCTGGACAACATATTCCAGCGCAATCGCGTTCTGGCGGACATCCACCACCACCTACTACTACCGTAACTGGGCCTACTACTACCGTAACTGGGCCTACTACTGTAGTGCCTACTACTGTAGTGCCTACTACTGTAGTGCCTACTACTGTAGTGCCTACTACTGTAGTGCCTACTACTGTAACTGGAGATACCCCTACTGGAGCTGGCGCAGAACCACAAAGAGAAAGACAGTACTCCGTACCATCAACAACAGCATATAAAGCACCACCGCTCTCATAAAATTGCCATATTTGATTGCTGAGAGCGTATTCAATACCTGTAGAGCGAACATATAATTCATTGTTAGTAACAGTGTCTGTGAAATATAATTCTTCACCAGTCAAATAGGCTGTACCGAAATCATTATTACCATCAGCTGCGCCTTCAATCTTTACACCACCGCCACCGTTAGTTTCTGCAAACTGTCCAATTATCATTGACCCATCATAATTACCGCCGGTTTCCAGGTTATCTGCATCAATAACCCAACCAGCAATTTGGCCAGATGTCGCTGTAACTTTGCCAGTTAATTCCAAATCTGTCCCATTATAAAATAAAATATTGTTTGCTGCGCCAACACTAAATATGCCATTTGATTGCCAATAATTTAAAGCATTAATGTAAAGACTATCTGCCTGTATTGAACCACGGATATAAGCTATATCCAAAATAGCTGTGCCATCACCAGAAATTGCCCACCCAACAGTTCCACCCGATGTAATTGTGCCATTGGCTGCAACGCCCCCATCAAAATTATTACTTCTAATTACATTATTAACAAGAACGATATTTGCGCTCAATTCATTAGCCGTAATTGTGTTAGACGCAATATGTAGCCCAGTGATTGTGTTAGGAGATAACCTAATACCAGCAGGACCAAGTGTCGTTTCTTTGACAATAGAATCAATAAGCAATCTAAAGCCAGCAGCATTTTCACTTTGTTTTTGCCCTCTTTGGCCATTGCCAACAGTAACGCCAATTTCCCAATCATATATTGAATATTGGTTAGTTTTAATTAACCCCGAAGAAATACCATCATGATCATGACCGCCAGTAAAAAAAACTATTGAACTTTCAGGTATCCCACTTGAGCTAGGCATTACACGACCTTCCTTAAAACCACTTTCTGGCTAGGAGACTGAGTGAACTGGCATTCTGTGCTTATCACCCAATACTCTCCATTAATTATATCAAAAGATTGCAGTGAAGATATCTTAACTCTATCTCCTAATTGCACTCTGGGGTTCGGAAGTATTGATAACTCTACAATAGGGACTGGTTCACTCATCTTAGATATAATGAAATCAGCAATAGATTGGGCTTGCTCTAGGCTGGTGATGAATTCATTTTCAATGATCATCTCTTTAAGGCCATATTTTCTTATGTTGTCGGATAAAGTAGCGGTTTTTTCCTGGATTTCACCCTTTGTTTCTTGCAATATTACAGGCACACCAGCAATTGAAGCAAAAGATTTACTATTATCTTTAAGATTTTCCCCTTCTACATAAACTAAATCACCAGCAGATGTTGAATTAGATGCTGCAATAATTAACTTAGCCCCATAGTGAGTAGGCTCGTACTTAATAATCTCAATTAATGCAGGGATAACATCAACAACATTACTAATATAAGGGTTTTCAACCCGAAAAGCCGGTGTCTTATCAAACCTAACATCAAATTTTAATGTCTCTCTTACTTTTGCATTAGCAGTATGCGCGGCAGCAACTGTATCAAATTGGGCCCTCTCAACAGCCAAGAAAGCATTACTAGTTGTGTTGCTATACTTTACAATTTCATTGTCAATTTTCAGAAAGCCAGATTTAGGATACTTGGGCTTGTCCGTAGTTGTTACTTGAATAGAGTTAGAAGTAGAAGTTATGTTTGATGTTAGTAAAGTTGTTGCCAAAGATGTTGGACTATCTGCACGCCATAAAGACTGTTTCCCTACCAAGTTACTAACTTGCCCTTTAAGTTTTACAGTGATCTTGTTGACATGCAATTGAACATTGTATGAAGCATCTAAGATATTTGTTGAATCAGAAAAAATTTGCTGAACGTTTGCGTGTTGATCAATTGTTGATTCAAAAAAACGATAATAATGCTCGTACCTTGCATTTTGATTTTCATCAATATACAATCGCCCCAGGTCGGCTAGGCTTACATCATCAATAATGTTCTTAACCGTCTTATCATTACCATAAGCAAAAGGGAATTTCTGTATTGGCTGGATCTTAGTTTCAATATAAGAAGTCAGTACATCTTCAGCACTTAAAGCTTTATTAAAAATAGCAAACTGGTCAATGTACATCTCCCTGAAAGATGCCGGGGCGACTTCTGCCCCGCTAGCGTAACTAGATCCACGACCACCAATTGTAAGGTCTTTATTTGCATAAGAAATTGGAGTACCCGATATGGTTACTGTATTCACCAAAGCGCCATTTATGTAATATTTTAAAGATGAACCCTTTAGTGTAAATGTCATTAATGTGAAAGAAGAATTAGAGATAGCCGTATTTGATGAAACAGTCTGAACACCACTTGATGTCACTATCTTTAAACCACTGGCTGACGAATTATAAAACAACTCAAACCCGGAATTTGACGAAGAGTTATTCCAATTGCTAATAAACTCTCCAGTGCCAGAGAAAGAGTTTGCGCTAAATTTTATATATGTTAAAATTGAAAAATCACTTTGACTTGTATAAAAACGGTTATAAGAAACATCGTAAGGGATTCTTAAATAAGAATTTGAAGCCAACAAAATGCTTTTACTATCAGTATCAGACACGACTCCGCTTTCTTGCGCCAACACAGGAGTGCCTCGGTATATAGCATTATTCCTTCGCCCAGCTCTATCTATAGAGTTTTGAGCGCTGGCAACTGCCCATCGCCCAGTTCCGCTATTAAATGTTAAATAAGATTGATTAGCTTTACTTCCAACTTTGTCTAGAGCAACCATTGTGTATGTTTGATTAGAATATACCCAATCCAAAGATCCGTCATTCTTTTTTAATTTAATTTGAAATGGAGTGTTGGTTTGCTTTGCATCTGTAAAGAATTCTATTCTTAACTCGTATGCTCTACCAGCAGTAAGGTTATACTCCGCTGACTGGATGGTTACTGTAGAATTAGTACCTGATTCAACAATGTACCAGTTATTTATTATTAAAATCTTATCTAGGTATACTTTGACACCACCTCTATTTATTAGAATTAATAATCTTTGCAAACCCGAAGATGTAGGAACATAGTAGCCATCAAAAACTCCATTGTATGATTCAACGACAGAACTGCCATCTGGTTTAGTGAAAGACCCCGTTGTAAAATTTAATGCTACAGAAGACCCTTGGTCTTGCGTAGAAATCAAAGATGATGTTGTTGTTAACGATGGAGTAAAGTAATCTTTTATATCTAAGGCCAGCTCTAGAACGCTTAAATCTTTATCGTTTGCATCTAGCATTACATCTTTCAAACTATATTCCTCAAAAGATTTGCTCACTATCTCCACAAACCTAGCCCTAAGGGAACTTGAAATTGTCCTAGTTGCATTTTCCCTGTCAACAACATTTTCGTCAAAAGCCAAATGGAGAATAGCCCCATTTCTTGTGAAAGATTCAGAAGGCTGCGACAAGTATTTTATTTGAGATTTTGGAAAATTAACTTTCATCAACAATTGCTTAACTGATTCAGCAATAATTGCATTCTGCATCATAAACCCTTTAGTAACAGTTTTCTCATTACTATATTTTTGCCAATCACTCATTGTTGCGTCAACTACCATTGATGAAGAAGCTGCCTGCCATTCGTCAACATAAAAAACGCCATATGGTACATATTCGTAAGTATCAAAAGTTACAGAAGCGCCTGAGCTATGAGCTCTTGCGATAGTCCCACCGTAACCTCTTTCGGTAACTGATAATGTTTCTGAACCGGACTTTGAACAAAGCATGTACTCCCTAGACACAGTATCTTTGTCAACAATGACCACAAAATCATTAGCGCCTCCACCGTCAGGAAAATCAATAGTCCCGCCTACTGACAATGAATTAGCACTTGCATTTATAGAACTAACAAGAGTTGTTGACACTTCAGAACTGTTTGATTTCTTTATCTGCCAACCAGCATAAATATACGTGCGCAAATCTTTTTTCATGTATTTCCCAAAAGTTGACGCACTATTAAACAAGTTGAAATCTTTTTGTGTATTGTCAAAAGAGACTTGAGCTGTTGAAGCACCACCGCCTGCAATCGGTAAACTTGTCTCGTGGATATCTCTAACTTTTGACACATTTGCATTTATCAAATAGTCGGACATATCAACTTGGTATATTGGGGCAACTTCTTGGACTCTTGCATAATCTAATTTATTTTTAGTAGTGTAAATAGTTAATAGAATTTTATTAATATCGCTATTGGTTATTCCCTCTAAGAAATGATTATAGAAATAATTATCTTCAGCTATTTCACCATCTTGATCAAAAACTAAAGTTGATGTATTTCTGTATGCTTTGAGGTTATATGATTTAATTTGTCCATAATGTTCAGATGTTATAACCTTAACAAGATTTACCGCTCTGGCTGTAAACAAATATGTCAAAGTTACTGGTGTCGTGAATTCGTAACCATTCTTGGTGGCATGCAAATACTCTGTACTTTTTACTGACGACCAAAACCCGAATTCCAAATTATCGTCTTTGTCACTTGGTAAACAATGCCAGTTTCCATTTGATGTTATTATATTCCCGTTTATATCTTTAGCCCCAGCCACTGCCCATGTGAAAGATTCTCTCTCAATTCCGTTTATTGATTCATTTGGCGTAAAATAAAAACTTGATCTTCTGGATTTATTAAACAAAATCTCTTTGTCAGATAAAGACCTGGCGGCTCTAACAATCGGTGGGCCCATTGAAGTTGTATTCAATGACAACAATCCATAAGCTTCGTCTATAACGGTTTGGTCAGATACATCTGAAAATGCATAATTGCTTGAAGCAACTTCGGTGTTACCTGATTTCTCAATATGGCGACTATCAAGCCAGTCAATTATTACAAGCGGTTTTACTCTTTGGGCAATTGATGTTGTTTTCTCAATGAATGTGTTAGAAATTGGTTTATTGTATAATCCCCTAATTAACATTAAACCTCCTCTAAAGTTAGCTGACAATCCCAATAGTATGTATTGGAAGAAAAATCCCTTCTGACTAAAGTTTCGCTGTAACTTTTCACTAATACATTATAACTTGTTTCTGTGTCTGGAGTAGTCCCTACTGCGTCCATATTTGAAATTTTTAAAACATGGTAGTCTGGATCTTTAGCTATTGATGATATGACATCCCTGCCTTCATTACCATCAACTGTTGCATTTTTGGAATTTGGCAAATATGACCAGGAAATATCAAAAGTTCTTCTCCCACCTCTAGCAGTGGATTTATAATATCTTGATTTATAGTTGTCCCAATTTTTATTTTCAATAAATATTGGCTCAATTGATGTCCCGAAATCTCTGTTGTGGTTAGTTATAGCTTTATTATCAATTAATATATAATTTCTAATTAGACTAGTATCCTGCCCAACGCTAGTATTGGCAGAGTACCTAATCATTGAACCAAGGACGCTAAGGTTATTTAAAACATTTATTCTTATTGTCATCAAGAACAATTTTCCAGCAATTGACAAATCAAGATGAGATGAAAAAGCCGCAGCAATAAATGCTATTCTTGAAGCATTAGACGAAACAGTTGCGTTTGCACTTATATCCGAATTAGCCTTAGATATTTTAAGGAAAGGAACTTGGTCTACAGATAGTGATGGGCTAATAGACGCGCTAGCAATTGCTATCCTAAGAATATTAACAGTCAATTCGGAACTAGATACATTTACTAAAGCATCCTGTCCCGCATAAGATATCTTTGTTGCATTGCATGCAACACTAACATTTGCAGACATCACCACATCTCCATCTTGTCTTTCAAAGACAGCATCAAGAGTGGTTGTCAAAATATTTGTTATTACAATTTCTGCTTTTGCAATCTTTATTACACTCGCAGAAACACTTAAAGACCCGGAAATATCTGCCGATGCAATTAATATCCTGAGAACATCGGTATCAGCAACAGTCAAGCTTGCCGACAATGATGCTTCTATGTTTATTGCGGCATCAGCTGTATAGAAATCGTAACCACTATTAAGAGGTTCTGTTATACCAAAATGACTAAAAGCCATATTATCGCTCCGTCAATGTCATAGAGACATCGTAATAAGCGCATTGAGTAGCGTAATCTCTTCTTAATAGTTTTTCACTATATGAATCAATAAAGCAATATATCCCTTCATATTGCCCACTGGGATCTGTTTGTATAGTTACTAAAACATTAGATACAGTATTTGCTAAAGTGCTTAAAAATACTTGCCCTTTTCTTGAATCAACAGTTTTGCCTTCTAAACTTGGCAAATATGACCAATTTAAATTAAAAGTTTTCTTATTGTTACGATAGAACCTTCTGCGACTTCCATTGGACAAATCAATATCACTAACACTTAACTCTTCGGAAATAGATAGTTTCCGATTATGTTCAGTTATCTCGTTGCCATTTAAAGTAATAATGTGTTGTATTGACATTATCTTCCACCATTTAAGCCAGTATATGTTGAAATCACTCTATTTTCAAGACCAGCAGATTTCTGTTTTCCAGGCAAAATTTTTGTATTGTATTGAGACATCATCCCCTTAAACCATTCCGGTTCGCCAATGAAGTTATCAACATATATGTTTACATTGCTTGTTGAAGAAGATACCTGACCTGTTGGGTAATTTGCGATTTGAGGGGACGGTGTATTGTATTTAACATTTGGTGTTTCAAATTTCATTGCGTTCATTGCTTGAAGTTGAGGAACCCCAATTTTTGCAACAGATTTGGCGTTAAGAACATATTCTCCGCCATGAAGAACTGCAGGCACTGCTCCCCCATTGGCATAGCCAACATAACCACCTTTCTTGAATTTAGGCATTTTTTTATTGTTGAGATTATAAATAGCGCCAGCCCCAGCAGCACCGCCGCCCATTAGAGCCATCAATGCGGCAATGCCTTCATATTTGCCCTTAGTTGTTTCTCCAATATAACCACTTCTGTTATTAGTGATTAAACTTTCAATATGTTTTGGAGTCATATTTAATAAAGTATTCATATTTGGGGAAATATCGTTGAACCCTCGGTTAACAAAAGCCGTAGAGTCATAAACCCCTGCAGCTATTGTCTCAAAAATATTATGCCCAGTGCTGCTGTGTAATTGGCTAGTGACCCCGAGGATACGGGACAAATATGTCATTAAATCGTCTTGCTCAGGTGTGGTGTTAGCAGTACCAGAAGAAAACTTAACACCACCCATCCTGACAATCATCTGGCGTAAAAGATTATCTTTATGTCTTTTAATTGCTTCAGCCATAGTTTGTTGGTCTTCAGGAAGAACGCCATGTGCTGGGTAGCCAGGAAAAGCGTCAAGCCTCTTACCGCTTATTTGCCTCATAAGCATTTGGTCAACATTAAGCAAACTTTCGTAATCAGATGGTTTTAAGATTTCAAACGAACCTTTTGGAATTGTTAAAGGACCAGTAAACCATGTATCAACTGGCATTAAATTTTCTAAAGCCCCAGGGTTTGCGTCAATAACTTTTTTTAAGTTAGCAACAACTATTTCCCCTAATTGCTGTTCTCTGGCAAAGGCTATAGGGTCTACTAATGAATTTATACCAAAATGTATTCCCTGCCGATAAAATTGATACCTTGCTGTACCGCCCTTTAATGATTCTTGGATATTGGGGCGGGTTAGTAGTTCCTCTACAGGAACACCTATTTGTTCTGATATATTCTTAATAGTTTCCATATTAATATCAGGACCAGACTTAAAGAATGCTGAATTAGGCCTTGGTGTCAAAGTTAAGCTTCCATCCTTGCCTAAAACAAATGGATACATCGGGCTTCTTTCATGAACAATTGCTAAATTTGACAATATATCATCAATACTGCCTATACTTTCGTAGCGAGAAACATTAAAAAGTGTTCTATATTTATCAGCACTAAATTCTTCCCCTAAAGTTTTTTCCGACACTTTGGAATTAAATTTTTTGATTTTTCCTTGTTCAAGTTGTTTTACAGCCGCATCCGCTAATTTATCAAATATGCCCATAGCGTTACTATCGCCACGAGAACCAGCATAAAGCATTGCATCAACCTGAGCATTAGAATTTATTAAATTATCACCAATTTGGACTTTACCAAGATCTTTTATGTATGCTTTTACTGCATGGTAGCGCAGAGCAATCATTCGTCCTTGCTCAGAGTTCAGCATAGAACCACTTAATGCATATGGGTTTGAATCTATGTTTTTGACTGCACGGTCAACACTCCCAAATTGCACTCCCATATCGTGTCCAAAACTAAATGTTTTATTCCCAATATTAAACCCTGGAATTTCAAATGTTCTTGCGCCTGCAAATACTGGATCGTTTGCTGAGCTTTGTAGCGTTAATTCATTTAAATTAAGTGAACCAGGTTGAAAAGGCTTATATGGTACAAGAGCGCCACCACTCAAACCGCCTGGCCCAAGTTGCTTTGGCGATAGGCGCATTTGTTCTGCTATTTTCATAGCAAATATGTTTTGAAGATTCTTGGCGGTTTTCCACGGTGATTCTGGCCCAAACTCCCTAATTAAATCAAGTGGTTGATTTCTCATTGGCAAGAGCAGTTCTATGTACTCTGATAACCATCCACTCTTTTCTGAACTAATGCCGCGAGAACTAGCCATAAGAGAAAGTTCTTCCATTCCTTTAGTCCTCATAATTTCAGCAAGTTGCGATGCATTCTTTCTCATCAGAGCTTGGAATTCTGAAACCTCTGAAGATTGTAAGATTTCTCTTGGATCAGAAGAACGAGATATTGGTGGTTTCTGACTAGGCACATTGGACGCTATGTCATCAACTGGGCTAAAAAATGGATTATCTATCATGGCGGAGAGATCTAGACTTTCCAACATCTCTTTGTAGCCAGCGGAGGCGGTGCCTGTGTAATTATTTCCAACACCCAATATTTCATCTATCATTTTATTATAAGCGTAAGATTCTTCCGGGCTTTGTGTTAATTTAGGTATTAAGCCCTTAATTTGCAATTGTGCTTTTAACAGATCTCTTCGGATTGGAGTTCGCAAACTTCTGTGTGTACCCGATGTAATTGTATCTAACTCATCAAAAAGTTCAAGAACTTGTTTATCAAAAGCTCCGCCTTCTCCAAAAAAAGCACGACGAATGTTAGGTGCATCAGCTTCCATATCTGGGCCATTAAATTTTACAACAGTACGGCCTGTACCCTTAGGGAGCGCTAATCTCTTTGGCGGGCTTCCTAGGGCAGGTAGCAAATCGGATTGTTTTGGTACCATATCAATAATATTATCCGGATTCAATGTGCTAGGATCAAATGCCTTAAGCCCAGGTTGCTTAAAAAGATTTAATAATGGTCTAGCAATTTGGCCTTCAAGATATGTTCCAACCCCAGGAAATTTGGCTTCAAGTATTGGTTTAGTATAATTTTTAAGTGGTTTTAATATAAATTTCCCAATACCAGCTCCAGCAAGATCACTAACTCCACTAAACAATGCATTTTTAGCAATGTTCCCTACATTAAAACTCTCACGAGTCTTAGATACAAACTTGCCATAAGCTTGTTCAGTAGCTTCACCAACTCCACCCATAATGGTCGCACCAGCTATAGAGCCAGCGACAGTTCCAGGACCAGGAAGAATAGAGCCTAAAATACCTCCGACTCCAGCACCAATCATTGGAAAAAGATTTTTTGGTCTTAAAAATTCTTTAGCAAACCCTTTAGCATACCCCATAGGATTATCTTTCATTCTTCCAAATAAAGATTTTTCTGGAGCGTTGCTCTTACCGAGCGCTCTTCTCTCCATTGCGTCAGCAGTACCGACATACCCGCCTTTTTCAAAACCACGTGCTTTATCGTATGCTCTTAATTCAGAAAGTGGTTTAAAAGCTACTTGGCCTAAATAAACCGATGCAAAACCGTCAAGAAATCTTTTCTTTTTTGACCAGTCGGTGTTGCCCCAGCCAGTATACATGCGTTCAGCTACTTTTATTTGATCTTTAAAACTAGGAATTTTCCCTGGACTAAAATCACCAAACTCCAAACCCCCAAAAGCTTTCCAATTGTCCCTTTTAATATTTAAAGGCCCAACGTGGACCCCCTCACTATTTTCAGAAACCCTACCTATGTTATTTCTCCAATCTTGACCAGATTCATTATCAGCAATTGCTTCCCAGTCAAGAGGGTGGAGTAGCGTACCATATTTTCTACCAGACCTAATGGTTATGTTAGGAATAACATATTTACCGTGGTTTTTACTTGGAAATATTTGTAATCCAGTAATATTTTTATTAGTTTCAACACCTTGTACTCCTTTTGCAGTAATAACTGCTCCATCTTCCGTAATGGTGCTTTCGTCAGGTCCCTGTGCATTATCGCTAGGCTTAGAATAATTTATTTTTCTCACCTTATCGCGAGGTCTAAGGATACTCCCACCTTTTGCGTAACCACTCATTCTGTTACTCATTAAGTTTCCAACATAACCGCCTAAAGCAAACCCAGGCAAATCCCCACCATGTCTTAGATTATTAATTGCTGCAAGATTTGATTTACCAAATTTATTAACAGCTTTATGATTTATTACATATTCCCCGCCGTGCAATAATGCAGGCACGCCGATATTAGAAGGCTTGTCTATGTATGAACCAAGATTATAAGCGGTCATTCCGCCCATATTATATTTCTTCATATAACCACCAAAATATCTAGTAGCGCCCGCAAAGGTCATAGGCAATGGGGCTAAGCCGATAGTTTGATTAACACCAGAGCCCAAATATTGTTTTATCCAATTTTGAGCAAGGAACTGCGCACTTTTTGTCAAACCAGAAGAAGGTAAAGCGTCCAACATACCACTAACATCAAGTGGGTAATTAGTGCCTATCCATGCAGTAGCTTTAGCTCTGTCCAGTTCACTTTGTGCTGCTACTGCAGCCGCTTTTTCTTTGGTTAAGCCAGTTGTAGGTGTAGCATATTGGCCCATCTGTGCCATTGTTGACTTCTGCCATGCTTCACTAAGAACAGGTGCCGGAGTCGCAGAAACTTTACCTACCGATTCCAAAGCAGATTTCATTTTTTCTGTTTGAGCAACAACTTTGTCAACTATTGGCTTTAGCTTTGTAATAAAGTCTGCAAAAGACTTCATGATTACATCAAACATTAACTCTCTATTCAATTCTTGTTGTATTTTTGCAAATGCAGATTTGCCAGCATTTTCCCAAGCTTCCGCAACATTCAAAGGATCACCAGGGGTAAACAATCTCTTAGTAACTTTTTCAACTTCAGCAAAAGCTTCATTTACATATTTAGCATACAATGTAGAATCAAAAGCGGCAGCAAAAGCATCAGAAGAACCATTTGCAAGTTTCCAAGCAGCACCCAGCATTGAGCTTGGGTTATTTACATCTGCCTCAAGACCAAATTTCGTTTTGGCTTTGTTTATTAAATCATCAATTGAACCAACGGCTGTTGTACCAATAGATGCAAACAAAGGAATTGATTGGTCTCTAACAGCCGCTATAGCGGCAGGTAGCGCCAGCATTGATTCAGTAAATGACTTAGCCATCTCGGTGCCTGTTGCGTCTGTTTGAGCAGTAATTGCTGTCATCAGAGCTTGGAATTCTTCTTGAGTCGTAAAACCTTTTTCTTTAATTTTATCAATCAATTCCGAATAATTTTCAATTAAAGAATCAAATCGTTTTTCTTGCAATCGTTTTTCCTTATTAATTGCCGCTTTTACAATCTCTCTTTGCTCTGCAGAAAGTCTCTTGTTCTCACCCAAATCTAAATCAGTTAATTCTTTGTTATGATCATCTGAGGCTCTAACTTCTTCTTGGTCAAGTCTTCTAACATCTTCAATCCTGCCTTCATATACAGCCAGTTTTCTTTCTCTTCTATAGTTTTCAGAATCTTGTTCACGATTCTTTATCTTCTCTCTACGATTAATTTCGTATTCCATTTTGTCTGTCAAACTAGACTCAGCTTCTTCTAGCGCATCAAGGCCAGCTATTTGATCATCATAAGCTTTAAGAAAAATATCTTTTTGTTTATCAATTGCAGATTTATATTTGTCAATTACCTTATCAACCTGAGAGTCAAGGCCGCCATAAAGTAGATCGGCAAATTGTTTTTTAACATCTTGCATTTTTTGCTTAATACCTTGAGCAATTTTTGAACCAAGAGATTCACCACCAGCAGTAGCAACATCACCTGATTTGGCAGTAACATACTTAATAGCCGCTTGTATTTCAGGAAGTCCACCTTTGATTGTGTTTACCATAGGGGTGTTAATGTCAAAGCCTGTTAATTCTTTAAATTTAGCAGCAATTTGCTCGTTTATACCACCGAGGAATTCCGAACCTTTGCCCATCCCCGCAGATATTCCATCAGCTATTGTTTTTGAAATTCCTGTCACTGAATCAAGCAGTCCTTTGTCGGTAGCAGAAGCGGCTGGTGCAGAAGAGTCAGTAATAGTATTAGGAACACCTAACTTCGGGCCTATCGTTGTTGCAATAGGGTTTATAATCCCTGAGTAAGCATCTTTAACTTTTGACCCATTGTTTAAAGTTATGCCATCCAGCAACATATCTCCCAAGCCGTAGGCGATACTTTTACCCATAGACTTAGAAGCGTCTATCGTTGCAGAAATTAACCACGAAAAGAAAGCCTTGAAAGCTGACATTAAACCCTTAATTACAGGCTCAATAACAATACCCAGACCTTGAAATGCTTTGGACAAAGCCAAAGTCATGATTTGGACTATCGCAACAATTTCATAAAGTATGGAAACTAAAAAGGCTTTAAATTTCTTTCCAGCCGCTTCCTTATCACCACTAAACAAAGATTTGATAGCCCCACCAAGTAATATAAATCTATTGACAAGCCTTACAGTTATTTCGCCAAGAGCAGTCATCATCTGCTGAGCGGTTTTACCTTCTGCAAAAGCTTTGAACTTTTCAGTTGCACTCTTAATAGCTTTAGAGAATATGTAAAACACTGCTGCAACCTTTTCTCCCTCGGTTCCAAGACCAAGCATTTTGTTCTCAACGCCAGCAAATCCTAAAAATAAAGTTATTAACGGTTGAGCAAGAGCATAAAAAGCGTCTTTAACATTCTTCAAAGCGTCTTTCAGGTTTTGGAAAGCAGGGCCATTGCGGCCAACAGCTTCTTTCATTTTACCAAGCAAACCTACAACAAGAATAACGATTGGAGCAATAAGTAAGAATGTGAAAGCAAATTTAACTACCAAAGAAATGATTGTGGTAAATATAGAAGCAATTTTGGATACTCCACCTTTAAGGAGGTCCCCGACAGGGAGCATTGAGTTTGCGTAAGCAGCAGATCTCCTTATTGCTCCTGGTGCAGTTTTACCCAATTGAGTATACTTTGTTTTTAATGCCTCAACAGCACTCATAGCTTTAACGTGACTATCGGGGATATCTTTTACATATTTGCTAATTGCTTTAAACCCAGAAATTGCACCCGGCCCAAACCCTACCGTAGATAATTTGAAATACCTAGATGCTGATTTAGATTTAAATATGTTATCCAACCCATTAACTGCTGGCAAGAATCTTCGCCTAAGAATCTTTTCACCTTCTGCTAAAGATATATTTACGCTTTCAGCACCTTTTTTAGCTTTTGTAAAACTTTCAATAATTCCTTCTTTATTAAAATTAGCAGTAAGGCCTTTGCCTAGAGCTCGTTGACTGACTCTGCCTTCACCAAAAGATTCAAATTCGGATCTGGACATCCCAGACCCAGACACCCCACTAAATACCCCACCTCCTCTGCTTCCGAGCACTGTTCTTAATCCTTTAGCTCCGCGAACACCAGTCATATCTTTATTTATAAGGTCAAGGTATCCACGCTTAGAGAGGCCCATCGGGGAATTGATATCTCCGGTACTAAATGGGCTCATAGCTATTTTTTCACCAGTTCTCAATAAAGAACGACCAATAGATGAAACTTTTCTTTTTGTTAAAGCCGCAGAGTTACTAGCAATTGCGGATACCAAGGATTTACCTTTAGACGATATACTGGAGCCAACAGATGATAGAGCCGCAGCGACACCTTTTCCTTTTGCAGAAATTTTTTCAGGAATACCCGACAAAGATTGGGTTAAAGATTTTACTTTTGTAGAAAAAGCATTAGTAGCAGATGACAAAGATTGCTTTACTGTTTTCTTATCAGCATAAGTGCCAAGAGGGTCAATGGTCCGAGCAACAGAAGACATATCAACATAAGAAGGGTTTTTTGCAGAATCAATTATTTGTTGTAAACTAACAGCTGGTGGTGCAACTTGGGCGGCAGAAACTTTAGTTAATTGAGCTACCCTAGACGCACCCAAATCTTTTCTTGCTCTGTTGTTAACTCTTCTAACACGCCTTAGTTCTTCTACGACAGCTTTGTCATCAGCAATTTTAGCAGCAGATTCAGCAGCGGCAGCTTCAGCGGCGAGTTTTTTAGCACGATTTCTTGCTCTTGCATTGGCATTTCGGAGAAGTCTCTTTTCTTCGGCTTCTTTATCTGCGGCTAATTGAGCAGCAACATCGTCAGTAGGAAGGGCGGGCTGAACAACAGGAACAGACTTAGGAGCACGGACGTTCATTGGTTGCAATTGATCATCTGGATTAAGTGGTAGCATAGTTGCTGGGTCAAGAGGGATTGATGCTTTGCCTCGGGGAGTTCTTACTCTTGGTGTTGTAGGTTGGTTAGCTCCAGGGACACTTGCCGCCGCTGTTCTTGTAGCCGCAGCAGCTGCAGCGCCAGCCGCATCCAGGCCTTTTTCTGCAGCCGACATTGCATCTCGGAACACACTTGATAAAAGCCCATCAGTTATAGCCTTGGTAGGAGTGACTTTACTTTTTTTAATTTTATCTAAAGCGCTATCAATTCTTGCTTTCCAGCCCCTTGTTGCAACTTGTCTTTCGCCTGCACCCTCAGGTGTAAGGAAAGTTTTTTTATTCTTAATACCCTCACTCAAGTCATCAACTAACCCTTTCCCCATACCGTCAATGCTTTTAAGAATATCATTAGAAATTTCAGAAATTGGTGTAGCTAATAAATTTGGAAGATTTACTGCGTATTTAGAATTTTTTGTTAATTCTACAATTTTCGCTCTCATCCTAGAAGAAATGTTTCCAGCTTTTGCAGCAGGAAGTTTAAATCTTCCTTTAACATCAGTTAATGCATCCTCAACAGCTTGAATTTGTTGATTTATTAAATCACCAAAAGTTTGAGGATTAAAAGCGGCACTTAAACTTCTAGGTAATTTTTTAGAAATATCTTCAACCGCTTTTTTTGCACTTTTAGATATCCGAGGGGCTCGCACCCTCTTTGGTTTAACAACAGTTGGTGTTTCCGCCGGAATATCTGGAGAAAGATTAGCTAAAGATTCTTTAGCCGCAGCCGCAATTCTAATATCTTCTTTTTCGTCATAAACCGCCTTTGCGATTATGTTCCGCGCATTACTAGCGGATCGTTTCCCAGAATCCTTGCCAGCTTTAGGGTTTGCCACATCTTTACCGCGAGGTGCATTTATTACATCAGATGCCCTAGATACATCCGTTACAGGAAGCTGATTTGCTCTTTGATAGTCTTGTAATAAACTAGCTGAAGGCCCCATTTTGCTTAATTTGTTTGAAAGCCTTTTAAGTTCTCTTTCAGTCAAATCAAAAGCTGATAAATCTGGCACTCCGGCAAGATAATCAAGTTCTTGCTTACTAAAAAGACTCTTTTTTAAAACAAGTTTTCCATCTCTTGATTTTCGCGTAATAGATCTAACCCATTTTCTTATGATACCATCATCTCTTTTTGCAAGAGCTTCATCATCAATCAACATAGGTTGAGACATTGCAATATGCTGACTAGTTAATTCACGAGTATCAATTCCGGCTCTTTGTAGGGCTAGGGATAGTAGCCCTTTAACTTTTTGTTTAGGTTTATTACTCTTTACTTCCTCCAAAAAATTACGTTTTACAAGATCACCATTATATTCAAGATTGCCTTGATGAATATCAATTCCCTGAATTGCTTCAACCAAATCATCTTCAGTAGTTGCTAAAAGATTAAAAAGGTCTTCTACTGGAGCTATTCTTTTAGTAACAGCATTAACATCAAATGAGCTACTAACTTTCGCAGCGCTACTGCGACCTGTACTCCTAAACTTTGCTTGATTGTCAAAAAACGAAGTTAATTTTGTTTTATCACCAACAACTCTAAGTTCTTCCGCCAAAGCATCCATGAAGGGCTGAATTTGCGCTTCTTTACTATCTGCAAACGCTAGCCCCGCTATAGATGCGCCAGACCCCGCTGCTCGCACTCTACCTTTAGCTCCAGGAATAGCACCTATTGTTTGAAAAGAACTATCAAAGCCTTCACGCAACGGTGCTTTTTTTGTTAACCTCATAAATGGCTTTTCTGTTTCAATAATATTTTTCTGGATACTATTCCTCTTTGCTTCAGTAATTTCAAAAGTTTTAGTAGATTGAGACAACCATCTTAATTCTTCATCAATTTGGACCCCTGCATCATCATGCATTTTTATAATGTCAGCCCAACTTACCATTACTTTTTTATAATTTCGGCCTCTAGTTCCACCTCTTTTCACTTGACTACTAGTTTCTGCAACACTTTCTACAATTCCCGCTTTACTATCAGCAACAATTAAAGCAGCATTAGCGGCAGCATTAGAAACAGGAGCGGTTACTGATCCACCAGTAGGAATTTTTCTAGGCCGCCCTCGTTTTGGCTTTGAATCAGGAAGAATTACGGGTTGAGAAGCAGCAGTTTGAGCATCAGTAATTGTAATGGCAGCAGAAGTTTCAGCGGCAGAAATTTTAATAGCAGCAGCAGTTTCGGAAGCAGCGGTATCAATAGCAGAAGAATTTTGAGCAGCAACAGTTTGAACAGTTGCAGCAGTTTCAGCAGCAACAGTTTGAACAGTTGCAGCAGTTTCAGCAGCAACAGTTTGAACAGTTGCAGCAGTTTCAGCAGCAACAGTTTGAACAGTTGCAGCAGTTTCAGCAGCAGCATCAGAGACAGGAGCGGTTACTGTACTAGGGTTAGGGACATCTACGGTCCTTCTCTTCCGCCCTCGTTTTGGTTTTGAATCAGGAATTGCTGAAGTGCTTTCAGCAACAGAGTTACTAATATTATCTTTAGTTTCAGCTGCAACGGTAGCTATTGTTTGTGATAAGTTTGTTCCAGTAGCAGAAACAGTTTCTACTGCTACTTTTGATATATCTCCAACAGTCGTAGCAACCGCTTCTCCAACTTTCTTAGTAGATTTTTTAACTTGTTTTACAACTTTGTTTTTTACATCGGCGGGAACTTTTGACGGAGAAGTAGTGGCGGCTTGAACGGCATTATTATTTTGAGCGGCAACAGCTTCTTGAGCAGCCGCAAGCTCTTCTGATTTAATTTGATCAGCAAAAGCTTTGAAAACAGCAGTTTCGTTAGCAAACTGACTTGGTGTAAGAGTACTAAGAGTGTTGATGCGGTTGGGGATAGTAAGAGGAGGAATGTCAACATTTTTAACATCTGACGCGGCCTTTGCCTTAGTTACCTTCATCCCTGATGTGTCAGGGTCTTTTCCTCCTTTTCCTTTTCCTCCTCCTATTCCTCCTCCAGCTCCGTAGTTAGGCCCTACCCAATAGTTTGGCCCCTCCCAAACATTTGGACCCGTAAACAAATGACCAACGCCTTTGGATAGACCTTCCCGAATAGCTTCCGATATAGCTTTTTGTGCAGAGACCGCGCTATCAGCAATATCTCTTGCACCTTTAGACAAAGGCTCAGCTGTTGAAATTAACAAACTGGCTGTAGACGCAGTAATTGGTGTTGACCCCGCTATTCCCTTAATTATTTTTTTTGTAACAGGAGCACCTGATGCCCCCGCATCAGCTTCAAGAACCTCTCTTGCTGCTATAGATATACCACTATAATCAGATTTCTTTCTTAATGCTTTATCAAATTTATTTTTTCTTATTAAAAACCCATCCATGTATTGGATTACTGGGTTACTGCCTCTTAGCAGTTTTGGGTTCATCAATAATTCTTGAAAAGTTATGAAACTACTAGAAGTTACTTGAAACAACTGGTATAGTTTTAAGAAACTACCTGTTAATGTTCCAACTAATATTTTTAATGTGCTCCACAACATTTTGAGAGGGCCGATACCAGCCAAAGCTAATGCTCCAACAGCAAAGAATTTTCCAAATTTTTCTGAATTCTTAGACAACCAAAGCTGTAATTTCTGCAAAGAAGGAAGCAACCCTGTCAATATGCTATTGATGATCGGGACAATTGTTCTGCCCATCCCCATCAAAGATTCTTTAGCTCTCCTGTATGTTACTTCTGAGGTTTGACCAGCAATTTTTAACTCAAATTCCAATTGAGATTCAGCAAGTTTTTTTGTATCAAAAGCTTGAGCCAAAAGAACTTTTGCAACTTCTGTTGAGGTTCTTGAAATGAAATCTCTACCCGATGGACCGCCTGCATCAGCGCTCTGGGTTTCAAGCAAATCTTGAGCAGCAATTTGACCTTTTCTTATTGCGTCAGACCTTTTAATCTCAGCATCAGTTCCCCTTAAAGAAGCAAGACGAGCTAATTTTGAAAGATCTTCGTACTTTTTTAATTGAATATTTTGACTCTTTAATCCGGCGGCATTTAATTCGTTATTAACGCTTATTTCTAATTGACTAGTTATTATATTTTCCCACGATCTAGTATCTAGTTTTATTCCGCTAGCAGTTGCCTCCATTTCTTTAAGACTTAATATGCCTTTTTTTGTTGTTGACTCTATTGAATTTTGAAAGGAAGCTAGTTGACGAACTGTAGTTTCCATTCTTGGGCCTTGACGGACACCAAAAAGACGACTAAATAATTCAAGTACACCTTGCTCACCTTTTTTACTTTTTAATAAATCATAACCATCAGAAAGTTGCTGAATTGCTTCCATGCCAACACCAGCTGCAATCTGGAACCCAGGTCCCAGTTCTTTATTTAATCCAGCAAGTATTTCTGTATTTTGTTTTGTCATTGCAACCATTCTTTGCAAAGAAACTTTTACTGAGTTAGCAGAAGCACCAACTTGAAAACCGGCAGCAACCATAGGCACAATCATTGCTGCGGCTTCAGTCATTGACAAACCAAAGCTTGTAGCCGCAGCAGTTACTTCAGGGAAAGCCTGTGCTATGTTTTTTAAAGACAAAGTAGTTTGGTTTTCAATCAAGTTGAACATTGCTATTTGTCCTCTGAGTTGACCTAAAACTTCTTCAGATACAGCCTCATTAGACATATCAACACTCTTTTTAAGATCTCTTCTTATCCTCAAAATAGTTTGATACATAGTTTTAACAAATTCAGCAGAATCACCAATATCAAGGTTGCCAAGTTTTTCAACTTCGGCAGTGTACATAACAAGATTAGACAAAGCAGTCTTAGAAACAATGCCTAATTCAGCAAAATCACCAGCAAGAGACTGAACAAGAACTCTTGATATTCCCCATTTCGCTGTAATTTTATCTAACTCAAGACCTATTTCGGCAACATATTCTCTGTTTTTTTGCAAAGATGCCTGCATGCCACTAACGCTTTTATCTACTGAAGCAAAGTTGTTACCTAAAAGTTTTGTTAAACGAACAGTTTCTGTTTCTAATCTAGCAAAGTTAAAAAATGCAGTCCTAAACCCAGCAATAATTGGGATAGTAAAATTTCTTGTAAAATTATAGGCGGCTTGCTGAGATCTCGCCCCTGATTGCTGCATCCTTGTTGCAAAATGCTCAATTCTTACTTCACGAATAGCTTTGTCAAATGATTTGACATTTGCAGTCATAGCTGACAAATGAGAAGATGTTTGTTGTAGCCCAAACTGAGCTGAGGAACGAACAGATGCCCCAGATGCGGCAGCTGATAATCTCTTATATGATGCGGCTAATTGGTCGGCATCGTTCTTTGATTGCCTCATTACCCGGCCAGAAAGCTCTTGGGTATTGATTAATTTACTTAATTCAGCTTTAAATTTACCAGCACTGGTAACATTTAAGCCCATACTTCTGCTTAAAGTATTTGATAAATCTACGTTCCTAGTTGCGGATTGTGATAATTTAACAAGTTGAGCGGCTAAGCTATTTAAGGCAGGGGTTAGTTGAGCGACCCCTTGGGCGAGGTTGTTATCAATACCAGTTGTAATCTGGATATCGTTGGAATTATCACCAGGAATGTCAGACATAGTTTGCAATATAAATTATCGCACAATAGAGTGATTTAAGCAATAAGTAATTACTCATTAGCATACATCTCGGGGAAAGCCTCCCTTCTGTCGTTTTCAGTAGTCATGCCCATACCAAACCCAGAAATACCTTTAGATTTCATCTCCATTGCTGAAGCAGGAGCTTTAGGAATAGGAGGCGCGGGGTCATACCAATCGTCATCAAAGTCAACATCACCGCCTTGTGCGGCAGCAGCAACTTTTAACGCAACAGAAGTTTCATTAGCACAAGCACGATAGAGCAAGAATAATTCATTTAAAGTCAATGAACATTCTAATTCTTCAAAATTAATCCAAGCACCTGATTTTACAAAAATTTCTGATTCATACTTGAGGAGTGGTATATCTTGCCAAGCTAACGGTTCGCTCGGAGAAGAACCATCCTCGCTTAGAAGGAAGGGTCTGAACCCATTGCTGCGGACATGAGCTCACCAAATGATCTTAGGTCCAAAACATCTTCTAACTTATCTTTGTCTTTTGACAATTCAGGGTCAACAGTTGCCAATGCAATACCGGCTGCTTCAACCATGATGTCAATATCTTCATCAGAAAGATTGTCTTCACCCTTAAGATTCTTAACAGCCTTCATGAAATTACGAAGATGTCTGATTGTTAATGGTTTAATAACTCTAGTTACTCCATCAGCAAAAACAATTGAAGTTCCTGCAGTAATGTCTTTGTTCTTATCGCTCAATTTAATCACCTGTTCCTTTTGTTTGGGAGGAAGCAAAAAGCCCCTTCCTAATAAGTGTATCACATCTTAGGTAGGGGCTTCAAGCCTTACAAACTATATTTTTTATTAAATATTAGATTGCGTCAACAATCTTGCCGTATTCGTAACCACTGTCTGCAATGGTTGGAAGAATCCGGAAACCTACCGTAAACATTGTTGCTTCTGCACGCTTCATTGAGATCATTGAAGATTCCATTGAAACCGCACGTTT